AAGTGTGGCTTGCCATAACTACCCCCAGTGATATTTGTTGTCCGCCCTGCACGATTTGGGTTTGTTCCCACCACCTCCCTCTCCGCTCCCGCTGCTTTGTCGATAGCTTTTGAAATGGTGTGAGATTTTGGAAAGCCTGATCCATAGACCCACATCATCGTATCTCTAATCTGCCACCCAGCATCCTCAATTGCACAAGCCAACCTGTGAAATGTTCGTGTCCCCCCAAACGCCATCAAAATAGCCCCTGGCTTAGACACTCTAAGAAACTCTTTCCAAAATCTTACACTCGGAACACCATGATCCCAATCCTTCCCCATAAAATTCAATCCATATGGAGGATCAGTAATCACACTATCCATCGTATTGTCTTCACACAAATTGCAAAACTCTAAGCAATCCATGTTATATATCTTGTATGACTTCCGTTTCCAATTGAACTTCATCTATTTATTTCTCTTGGCTCTTCTGTTCTTTTCAAAATCAACGGACCATGATCACCCTTCTGTTCTTCCCCCACTTCTTCATACCCCGATGGACCCCCAACAAAACCAAGTCGTGTCAAAACACAAACACACCGGAAATACTTTATCTCACCAACTTTGAATCTCTTTTCTTCTTCCATCAAACAACCAACTCCACTTCCTCTTTCTCATACCAATTCTTATCTGATGCTTCAATGTCTATGTCCAGGGGAACAATGATCCACTTCCAATGCCGTATAATATCCTCCGTCATCAACTCCTTCACCTTTTGAGTAAACTTCTCCCTCTCATCATGTGGAACATCAGCAATAATACTATCATGTATTTGCCCTACTATCTTCGTCTTCATCCCCTCTCGATCAATCCACTTCTGCAATTCAATTAGACACCACAACAAGCAATGAAAAGCAGCCCCTTGCACTGGATAATTAATCACATCATTCCGCTTGAACACACCTTCCTCGCGAAAACCCGTGAACATATGAAAATACCCACGCCTCATGTACTGACGGAACCAATCTATCTTCCATTGGGCATACACCTGAAATCGATCACCCCATAGAATCTTCTCTTCTTCTCGAATATGATCTAAGAAAGTCCCTGACTCTGTCTCAATCCTTCCTTCATCATGTGACTTTTTCTTCCCAAGCTTCTTGATCCCTTTTTCCTTCAAATGTTCATATAGAGATTTCCCGTCAACTGTCTTCAACTTGAGCCTACGAATACTCTCCCACATGTTTGGTCCTATCTTCCCAAAATAGCTACCATAAAATTCAGGGAAAACAAAAGTGTTCTTTGCACAATAGCGTGCGTCCTTTGACACTTGGGACTCATCTAATAGAAAACACCTACAAGCCATCTCCATATGCAAATCGTACCCTGTCCGTATGTACTCCAACATCATCGGATCTTTATGATAGCAAGCAGCTATCCTTACTTCCAATCCTGAAAAATCTATCTCCATCAAAGAATGACCATCCCTCGGAATAAAACAAGAGCGTATGAGCTTTCCAATGAACTTGTCTCTCACTGGTATATTCTGAAAATTTGGATCAGAAGAAGAGCTTCTAAATGTTCTAGCTATATGCAAATTGAATACAGCATGAAGCAACCCATCAGACGATACGTGTGTTCTCAATCCCTCCAAATATGTGCTCTGAAGCTTCTTTAATTTTTCTACCTTCAAAAAACGTTGTACAAACGAACAATCCAAATCATTCAACACCTCTTCATCTACTGCTGGCTGCTTTGTCTTCTCTGTTTTCTTCTCCCACCGATACCCCATTTTCCACAACACTTTACCCAACTGCCTACGACTCCCGTATGATGTTTTCCTCCCGTACATCTTTCGCCACTTTTGTGCCACATCCATTTCTGCCAACACTTCTTCCCGTCTCGATATCTCCTTTGCCGTTCTTCTTATTGTTCGATCCAAACGATCTACATCAATCCGTACACCATTAGCTTCGACCTTGGACAAAGCCAATGATCCGTTGTGTATCAATTGATATGCTTGTCTAGTTGTGGCTACCACACATCACCCCAATAATAATAATAACAACGCACACACCATTAGCACCAAAACAACCCTAGCAATCCACATACTAAACAACGATTGCCAATCCTCATCATTGGCCCATTTTCCATTAGGCTGTCTACAGATTGTAAATAGAAACTCTTGCCACATTTCTCTCATCTCATCAACTCCTTCTTCTGTGCTTCTGCTAAATGCCAAGTCAAAATAGAATCCATGCCATTATACAAAAGTAAATCCCCCATGTCTGCTTCATCTACACGATTCTTGACCAAGGAACCATCCGCCCTCAAAAAAGGTTTGATCGAATCATCATAGCTCTCTTGTCCCAATGTCACAAACGACTGAAACTTCAATCCAGTAATACCTGGACGACTATCCATCAAATGAGCAGCAAGCATTGTATCCCACCCCCACCTATTCACACTAACACCAAAAAAAGCACGGGTCCAGCGATCCTCAAACTTCATGTTTGAGGCATACTTCAGGAGCGGAGACAACAAAAACTCCTTAATAACTTTAATCGCTGGCCCGTGCATTGGGAACGCAATTGTATTATCACCATCAGAAATAGAAACTGTTTTAATTGCTGCACCTTCCCCTTCAGGTTTCAGCATATTTGTCTCATAATCAAACGCCACAGATGTACCACGTTCTATAAACCGCTTGACCTCTACTACTGCCTTCTCAACATTCCGTTCTACCCCCACCTTTCTCCGATAATCAGGAACTTCCTTCCAAGGACGTTTCCCCCCAACCAACGCCCTTGCAAGATAACGAAGGTTCATCTTCTCCAACATCCTCGACCAATCCTTTGATACATCTTTATCTCTCTTCTGATCGTTGATGTAACCTGGATGATAAATTGGACAAATCCAAGCATTCCATCTCTGACTAGGTATTCTCCAACCAACCCATCGATCCATTGTTCCTACGTTTTCTTTCCACAACCATCCTAATACTGAATTAACAGCACATCTACCAACCAACAAAATCTTCTTAGGGTTGTTTTCCTCTATAGCCCTTATCACATTTGGACGACATGCCTCTATCTGTTTACTCGTAGGTTCCCTATCACTCCTACAATTCACTGAATTTATCACCCAACAGTCTCTATCCAAATCTACCCCTAGTGTCTTCAAGTAATAACGAAACTGCTGACCTGTTTCCCCAATCCATTGTGTCTTTCTTTTATCTTCTTCCTTGCCGGGTGCTTCAGCTATCACCAAAATCTTTCTTCTCCCCTTCCCACTAACTATCATTCTGGGAGAAATACATCCTTGAAACAACCCACACACACCACACCTTGACGAATGTTTCGCCAACGGTTCCTTTGATTGTAATACTGACGGAGAGAAAAAAGGCATAATGTTTTTCTATAATGGTTTTACCCGCTCCGCTGACCCTCAACGCGATGGTGATGGAGGTGGAGGTGGAGGTGCTGGTCGAAGGCGGGCCATTTCCACACGATCTGGCCAACCTGGTGGATGCGACATTCCATCACCTCCGCAATCCGGACAAGTAATTCGCTTCCAGAACTGCCACCATTTTCGATTCGGATCGGATACAAAGCCCGACCCGGGAAATGATGGCTTGAGGCCACATCGACGACAGAAGTTATATCCCATTATTTCTTCGCTTTCTTCTTAAACTTCTCAGCCAAATCCTTTTTATCTTCTTTTCTCTTTTTTGCCTCTGCTAAAATTTCTTTGATTGTTTTGCACTTTCCCATAATCTACACCTCCTCCAAGCTTGTTGCATACCTATACTCTTTTGTGGACACCACCAGCTTTTGACCACTTCCATCTATCTTGCACCCCTCCGACCTTTTAGACACTTCCTTCAACAGCTTTGGTGCTATAAAAAAAGACACCTTCTGTTTATTGCCTTTAACCTCCACCCTCTCCTCATACCATCCTGCATCACCATCCGCATAAATGTGACACTGTCCTTCTTTCAACGTCACCTTCACCCTCTTTTGCATCCCTCTCTTCGCTGACAACAAAGATGCTTTATCAACTGCTGCTACTACCTCTTTAGGTATCACACACTCTACACCATTCTCACATTTCAAAAGAGGTGCTAAGTCAATCCACTCATCCGCTTCCCATCTGCGACAACTCACTATGATTCCCGTGGCACCTCGAAAATGCACCCATCCTTCCACCTCTTGCCAATGAGTCATGCCAAGATTCGCCACCTTTTTCACATCTGCACATCTAAGAAGCAATGCTTCCTTCAGACCTGTATTCAAACGATACCGAATTCCCTGATCATTATCAAAAGCTTCCAATCCTTGTGGCATGAACCTAATGCACATGTAACTCATCATACTCTCATCATGCCCGGCACATCCTTCCACTACATCAATGGCTTTCCAAAAACCATCCGGAAGTTTTCTCCATCCATTCTTAGAAGGCTTCACAATATCACGTATCGGAAGAACAATATCCAATGAAATCCTCAATCCCATACGTCTATTCTTCATACGCAATTTCAACTCACCCATTGCAATCTCATCGCTTTCCCCCACCTCCATCTTGAAAGACTCTTTCCTCAACTTCTTCAACACTGCCATAAAATCACGAGCAGGTATCGAACAAGTAAGATCCTCCATCCCATCAGGAACCGGCACAGAACAAGCAACATCATCGTTGTACGTCCATATCCTGCCTTTCCGAAACACAAAACAATCTGACTGGTCAATCACCCCTTCCCCTGATAATCCCAAGCTTATCAACTCTAGCTTCACTAGTAAATTTTCAACCTTTATCATCCTATTCACCTCCTATCCATCGCAGCATTCTTCCTTCTTCCTTGACCACTCCAAACATCACACCATACTTTACAATACGCTTCACGACTGCATCACTTGCTACTATGTTTGCTGCCATCCCTTGTTTGACATAACGCTTCTCTACAATCATCACCACTTCTTCTACTTCAATACCCCCTTCTCCACTCTTACGAATACATCCCACTGCTATTTCTTCACGACCCCTCTTTATCTTTTTACTCTTACCACTATCATCCTTACTATTCTTTTCCAAAATAGCTATTTGCTTTTCCAACGCTTTGATCTCACTATCATCACTCTTCTTTTTTGTCCCCTTTTTTATCTTGCCCTTCTTCCCTACTACCACCTTACAATCCTCAACACTCACCTCCCATTCTTTTCCGTCCTTATCTCGTACCAAACATCTGTCTACTGTCAATGCATACTTCACAATAGCTTTATACGTATCCTCACCACCAGTAACAACCACACACTCTTTCCCCTGAAGAGGACAACGCTTGGCAGCTTCCTTCAATCGAATCTCCTCTTTATCTTCTTCTACCAACTCATCCACAATCTCAATATCACTATCATCTATCATTATCCTCTCTACCAGACTTCTAACAGCTTCATCTTTTGCTTCGTACTCACCCATAACAGCCATCTGAATCAACTTCAATAACTTCACATTGATTTTATTCTTATCTATCCATGTAGTCGCCGTTGTGAATCCATAATCCACTAATACACTAATTGCTTGTTCCTTTGAAACCTTCATAGTCTATCTCTCCTATTGATTGTAATACACTAACACTGTAAGAAGTTCTGGCAGGAATCGAACCTGCATAATTGAAGTCGGGCCTCATCAATGACTAACCATTCGTCCACAGAACTTCCGTCATATATCTACTTCATGGCTTTCTCCCTTTTGTGCCCCAGGATCAACATGAGCACTCTCTGATCTATCGATCATGTTTTGCCCCACACATGCTATATGTGTCTCTCAACTCACTTTTGCACAATCATAGTCATAGTCCTTTCGCTAAATACTCTCTTACTAATTGCACATCTTCAGAAGAATAAAACTGTCCAGCAAACAAATCTACAGTAGGTTCCCAATCCCAATCATGCAAACCATCTATATACGAAAAACCTTCATCATATGCTTCCAACTCCTCTATCAAATCATCTCCATCAAAAATCTCATCATCATATTCATCATCTGTCTCTACATACTCTTGTTCTTGATTCACACACAACCATTCTTCCGGAGTCATATGCCCATGCTTCAACCAATCACTCTCTGTTACCACAATAAAAGAAGACAATAACTTAGCACAACGTATCCATTCCTTCTTCTGGTGTATTTCTTCTAATCCATTTTCAATTTCACGTTGTGTGTTATTTTTGAATCTACTCACTTCTTATGTCCTCTCTCTCAACTTCACATGCTCGAATCATGGGACAACCTATTGGAAGACAACCAGCTACAGCTATTTGAGTGCCTTCCACAAAATCAGCATCTCTTCTCTTCATCCAATTCAAACGCATCACACCCTGTTCCTTATCAGCATCCGATACATTGATTCCTAAACCCCCTGTAATATGATCGTTCTTCGTTCGACTATCCGAGAAATTACCACCTCGAATCACTTTTGCTTTGTACGATAATGCATCCCCTTGCGAAGCAGTTACTACACAACAATGTAACTCTTGACTCAATCGACGAAGAATTTTCCATGTCTCATCTATCTGATCCCGCTTCTCTCGTATCCCTTTTGGGGGAGCTAACAAATCCACATAATCAATCACTATTACATCCGGCACCCATCCCTGTTCTTCAGCCCGACGAACCACTCCACACAACTGATCTGCTGTCAAACTTGTACTAGGGTGAACGCTTAATCGCAATCTTCCCATCGGATCACTCTTACGCCAAGCCCTAAAAGCTGAACGAAGCTCTATACCCACCAAACTCCTTCCCTCTATTATCGGACCCTCCTTGTAATCATCATACTTCACCGGATACTTTATCTCTCTATTCCACCGTGGAAGACGAGCAGCCCTTTGCCCCAAACGATGAATGATTTGCCGCTCTGCCATATCACCCGTTTCAAACAACATCACACGTCGTTTTTGCATCATTGCCCTGTAAGCAATCTCCATCAACCACCAAGACTTCCCCCTCGAAAACGCTCCTGTGAACGATACAAAAGTATCCCGCCCAAAATCATTTCCTATGAACGCTCCCAGAGGATCAGGAAAAACCACTAACGGTTTTAACTGATCAGGATCAAAAGCATTAGCCCATACATCAAAATCATCAGAAGGTACAATGATAGCTCCCGTTCCCAACTCTACCTTCTTCCGCACACCCAACAACTCTTCCGCTACACCTACATTCCCATGCTCCAACTCCACCTCAACATTTTCAAACGTGTTTCGGATTCGCACCATGTTGAAATGATTTGACGCTAAATCCAAAATATAATCAGACGAAAGAGGATCTTGTCTCTCATACTCTTCATCCAACACATACAAAAACTTCTCTACTGTTCCAATTACCTTTTCATCTTTCTGCTTTTCTGCCCATGTCTCAAATACACTTTCAATATTCCTGTTGATAGCTTCGCCATGTTTTTTCAAATGACGAATACACCACCATCCAATCATGTTTGACCATCTAGCAACAAAAAGCCCTTCATCCTCCCATTGGCTTGCGATTCGAGCACACACCGTCTTGTTGGTGATCATCCCGATTAGAATCGTTTTTACGTGTGTCCCTGAGTAACGTTTGACTTCCATTCACCCGTTCTCTCCTTACTGATTCAAATTTCTGTGCTAACACCAACAACTCCACCCTCATGCTTTTATTTGCTCCTTGAAAAATATAAGCTGGAACGCCCATTGATCTCACAATCTCATTCATCACACGATCTACATATTTCCTTATCTCTGGGTAATCTGGTGGAGAGATAAATTTGATATCAGTGATTCCTACACAAACACCATAGCTCTTTTGCATTTAGTTCTCCTTTCTTTCTGCCCATCTTTTCAAGAACAACATCCACTTCGTTTTGCATCGGACTCTTCCCCCTTGTTTGATGTTCCTTCTTTGCCTTCCACCTTGAATGAACCTCTGTAATGAAATCCCCATCATAATATCTACCATCAAGCCCCACCCATATCTTCGGCCAACCACTAGGAGAATTGCTTGGAAGCTGCCACATGTTATCGCGGGTGACTTTTACACCATCACACATGTTTGCTGTCTTCTTCGCAATTTGTTGGTCCTTTCGCATTTTGCATTCAATCGCCCCAAACTTCTCATGAATGTGACTCAACCTCCATATATTTGGTGTGAACTCTTCGTTTGGATCATAATGTTTTTGCATCCATTTGATCACTTTTACTATTTGTTCCTTAGAAGCACCTTCTTCTCGAAGTCGAACTATTTGCATTCCTATAGAAGAAAGCTTTGAATGTTGAAGCGGGTGCATCTTATTCTTTTTGAATACTTTCAGCAATTCGATAGCTGCTCTTCGGTCGAACTTCATTTGATGTTCTGTTTGTGTCTTCTTTTTCTTTCTAGAATTCGTCGCCTTAATTGAAGTCGAAGACCCGTTACTATTGGCGTCGGCTTCGCCGTCGCCCCCCTTACGTTCTAAACTACTTTCTAAACTACTCTCTATACTATGGCCCTTGTGTTTTGAGGGGGGCAGACCTTGTGTTTTCATAGGTTCTGCCCTTGTGTTTTCACAAGGTCTGCCCTTGTGTTCACCTCTTCCAACCATTGGGGCATTTGCACCACCCACCAAAGGCTCTGAGATAACTTTCAAAATTCTTTTTCTTCCATTAAACCCAACTTGCTTTAATACCTTCAGTTTTTTCATCTTAGTGATCATCGCAGTAATGCGATTTTCTGTGACATTAAACAATTTTCCTAGATAAGCATTTGACGCCACACATCCTAATTGTTTGTGCGATAATGAGAGAATCTCTGCTAATAGCATCACTTCTTTTGGATTCAATGTTTGGTTTTCAAAAAACTCAAACATCCACCAAGGAATGAAAACACCTGTAAACCCTTTTTCATGTCGTTCTTGTGACGAGTTATTGGACATCGAATCCATTGGAATTGCTCCATAAAAGAGAAAGCCCCGTTGCTTAGTACCACCTAGCAGCGGGGCTTTCGTGTCAGAAAACTGGGAGAGTTTCTGAGACTATCTATTGTACAGTATGATTTCAAATATGTCACGTCTTTCTCCCAATTTTCAACTGACACATCTCTACTACTCAGAAGGTCAAGGTGGTTAGTCACCTTCTGAAAACTGCGATCTGGTATTATATCATCATGCGTTCATTTCACCAAGCTCATTTTCATCGTTTATACACTAGTGCTTTTCTACTTAGTGTATTTACTTAATGCAAATAGACCCGTAAATCTTCTATCTCCTCTTTTTTTGCTTCTCCTGGATCATCCGCTTCTAGACAAACATTGATCACTTCCGATACTGTTGTGCTTTCTGATATTTCTGTGCAAAAATTTCGTGCTCTTCTTTGTGCATCAGGCTCATTATCAAAGCAAACAACAACCCTTCGTAGTTCTGACAATAGACTTCTCTGAGAATGAGATAGATTCAAACCAAATGACGCTACGGCACCATATCCAATACGCCACACATCACTAGGACCTTCTACAATGATAGCTACATCTTGAACATAATCCCAACCATACAACACATCGTTAATAGGCATTTCTTCCATTTCAGGGGAAGCATGTTGGTACTTCCCATGTTTTTCCCCTATAGTCCTGGTTGTCCATGTAACTACTCTTCCTTGATACTTCACTGGAATCCAAATCGTCCATGCATACTTTGCACTAACCCCAATAGAACACAAGTCCCATTTCGTTATGATCTCTTCCGGATCAAATCCACGTTGTTTCAGATACTTTCGATGCTGCTTCATCATAGGAGTGATTTTTTTGGGAAATTGACACTTAGCTTGTCTTATCTTCTTCTCAAGACTATCCCCTTTATGTCTGTTAAGTTTTTGCCCTATATGCCATGCTGCCCCTGTCGAAACACCCAACACCATTCCTAATGCATGACCAAAGTTCTTTCGTCCACACTTCCAACAAGATGCTGAAAACGATATTGGATTGAATCCTAAATGATATTTTCCAATCGAACCACAATAAGGACAATCAACTCCTATCCATCCTTGACGAGCATGTCGATGCTCCCCCTCTTTGACGTGTTTCATCCCATGATCTTGAAATACATCTTCAAGTTTCATGCTCACCTTCTTCTTCTAAGTAATTCGACTTTGTTATCATTCAGGTGTTTTTCAAGAGCTTCCGCCGCGAATGGTTGAAAGCTTGATATATGTTCTAGCCACGCATCTTTACAATACTTTAATGTCATATCTTCTTCGCTGTCCACTTCGCTTGACCACCCCCCTACATCACCAATCCCGATCTCCAGCATACCGTTGGCCGTCCAGGTAATGTGAGCAATTGGACACGAAGATAACTCGTCTCGGTCTTCAATCCATTCCTGTAACTGGTAAACTATTTCCATAGCGATAGAAATCTCTGGCATTCCCATTCCCTTGTCCTTTCGCGTCAAACCTCAGTCATAGTGTCACTTGTATATTAGTCACCCTTTTCTTTTAAGAAAACAGAAGACTTCATACGATGACTCACATCATTGAACTTCTTTGTTATTTCTTCTCCTAAATCAGCACCTATTCTAGCAGCTAACAGATCAGCATAAATGACAACATCAGCTAATTCTCTGGCAAGAGCCCACATTGCGGCTTTAGCTGCAAGAGGGTCTTTATCAGTATTGCTTTTTGTTGCATATCGCTTGAGTTTTTTAGCTATGTTACATGCTTCCCCACACTCACTAGCCATAGCACAAGCCCAGTCTTGAATAGACCAATCATGCAATGGATGAAACACTTCAGGGCAACGTTTTAGATTGGCTTCACGCAACTCTAAAAATCGTAACGTACTCATCATTCTCCCCTCTTTGTGTGAATACCCCATTGAAAATCTGGATCAAGATACAAACGAATCATAGTCAATAAGACATCAGTCATGCTTATGTCAGCTTTAGCACATTTCACCTTGAAACGCTTTTTCAAGTCCGGATCAATTCCTGCGATAGTGATCCTCTCTTCATTACTGTTATTGTCGGAACCACTCATTGTTACACTCCTTCTTTTTGTGATAATATTAAACGTCTAAGCAAACGTTGGTATATATCGATAGCCCCTGCTTTTTTGTACTTTCCATCTAACACACTACTCAAAATATCATGCTTCTCTTCTAGCATTTTACACATGGATTCTTCAATAGTGTCTTCACCTACCATAAACCACACCCACGTTTTCTTCTGTTGGCCTAGTCTATGAACACGATCTTCACATTGTAAAATATCAGCAGGGGACCAGGGTAATTCTACAAATACAACTGTGCTTGCGGCCGTAAGAGTTAAACCTACCCCCCCTGTTTTATGATTAGCAATCAGAACTCTTGTGCTCATAGTCTCCTGAAACTTTTGAATCACATTACCCTTGTACCGAGTTTTCCCATATAGCATTTCTGAATGCACTTTAATTCGACGATTTAATGCTTCGATCATCCCTATATGATGAGCAAACACAATCAACTTCTCATCAGGATATTCTTCTACCCATTCATTGATCCAATCTACAAGAGCTTTCAGTTTGAGCATTGCTGCCAATTTCTTTAGACTCATAATCCTTGACAATGACTCAGCTTTCATAGCACGCTTGAAAACCTCACTCGGTTTTCGCTTGCGTAGCCATCGTACAAAAGACGATGAGGCTAACTCATACTCAGAAGGATCACTTAATGGCAATGTGTGAATACGTCTTACTTTTTCTGGCAAATCTTTTAGCACATCTTTCTTACGCTTCCTGATAAGGCACGTTGTTTTTATTCGGGTATATAGTTCTTGTAAATGAGAAGCACCATTGTAATTCCATCCCCACTGGGTCATTTCAGGCGAACAGTACCTTCGTTTGAACAACAAGCCTGATTTGAATTCTTGCGGTTTGAGCAGTTGCAAAACAGGAAGTAATTCAACCGGACGATTCAAAAGAGGTGTTCCACTAATTGCTATCACACCACGCAAACCTTTGGCCACATTACAAATAGCTTTAGTGCGTTTGGACGTGGGGTCTTTCATGTATTGACATTCATCAATGAAAAGTGACCGAAACCCATGCTCATTGTATGTGTATAGCCACTGAATCCAAGATGTCAAAATATCATAGTTGATAACCACCAAAGGAGAATCTTGCTTCAAACTTCGTCCTTTCTGTTTAGTAAATTGACCCTCTATCACAAGAGGATCTATCCCTAGATTCTCTTTCGCCTCTTTCACCCATACATATTTTACTGATGCAGGGCACACAACTAGACCAGGAAACAGTTCAGGATGCTTTTGCCACCACCATAAACTGATGAGAGTTTTTCCTAGTCCCATTTCATGCCCAAGAAGCACTCTTCCTTGGAATTGATCTATTTGTTTTATGTCTTCTTTTTGATATAGAAGTGGTGTTTTCATTTTTTTGGTGGAGGTGGAGGTGGGATCTCTTCTTTTTTGTTTGGCAGTGCTGGGTTCAAAATTTCTGGTTCTAGCATTGGCTGTTGTGTACTAAGATCAAACAAACAACCACCTACATAACACCAAAAATAAACAGGCTGTACATATTGTGTCTTTATGTAAAACTGTTTCAAAACCCAGTAGATTTCAAAAGCAGAACTTCTATCCATACAACAAGCTTCAAGTGTCCCTTTATCAGTACACCATTTCAAAACGTACATGATCGTCTCCTAATCTTTGTATGGCTCAACTATCTTGACACGCCATTGGGAAGCTTTTTCTGCCCCCATTGCTTTCTTCGCATCCAACATAGCACATACAGCTAACTTTGCATGATGCCATGCACGATCTGACCCTTCATGAAAAGGACGAACAAACATTTGAGCTATCTTTTTCGCCTCATCTTCAGTCACATATCGTTTAGTCACTTCTCCTTGTCGTATGGCGTTTTTCTGCATGAAAGAGATTTTCGCTTCGTACACACTATCAGCATATGCACGCGGTTGTCCTGCTTGAATCCATTCTACTTCAATCCGAAGTATACGTGGTTCTCTACGCGGCATGTCGATTCTCCTTCTGTAGAAACATTTTGATCTCATTGAATGCCAACACTACTCTCATGAAAGACCATCCCATATCAGAGAGTAGCTTATACACACTAACTCTTATTTCCCCTGCATCCGCTTTCTTTCCATCAGCACAACCGAAGCAACTGAGAACGATTTGAACAACACTTTGCCCATCCATAGAAAGGAGGGACAAATCCAAAGGAGAATGAGCAGATTGTGCAATGGGGTCTTCAAAATCATTTGACGTGAGATATCCTTGTCGTTTCTGTCGTCGCTTGGGTTTTCGGGCATACCATTCTGGAGCTTCCCTTCTCAATTTTTCTGCCAATACCCACCACACTTTCGTCCATACCCATGTAGCAAAATTGGATGGCACTGCATCGTAATTGAGATAAGCTTGAACAAACCCAAGACAAGCTTCACCGTGCCATTCGTCATAGTCAAGATGTGTGATGCATTTCTTCTCCATGAATCGATGTGTAGCATCATGCACTGTCTTGACTACTTTCTTGTACCTCTTTTCAATTGTTTGTGTGTTTGACATGTGTCTCCCATGTCCTTCCTTCGTTTGAGTTTCCGTTGTTTGTTTCTCACCGTACGGAACATCTTCGCTACGTCATAATCCGTCATGTAGCAAAAGATCATCCCATTCGGCATATAGCCCAAAAGATACTCAATTCTACCCCTACGTCGTTCCCACTGTTGCTTGGAGGTTTCCATGATTCTGGTGCCAGGTAATCACCCTAGTGTATTTGGAAGGTTACGCATATTACGCCCCACCACCCATTGACCGATCCAACAAAATGGATCAATCAATCTACTCCATACCCATCCCGTCATTTTT